CCCTCGGCGACCCAGTCCCATCCGTTACTCACTTCGCTACCTCCTTGACTCGGTTCTCGTACGACGATCGGGACTCGGACGTCAGGTGGAAGCCACCCTGGTCGCACTGGTACCAGCGGGACTCCACTTTCAGGCCCCGCATGGTGCCTCGCGCCTCGCCCTGTCGGCTTCGCTTGGCTCGGGCTCGGCCGAGCGCCTTCTCTGCGTCTCGCTCAGTCAGAAACCCCCGCTTGCCACCACAAGGGCAGCTCCTCCACTCACAGCTCATTGATGTTCTTCGCCGTTCCCTTCCGTGCCGTCGTCTTCTTCTTCGCCTTCAGTGCCGGGTCATCCTTGACGAAACGGTCACAGTTACACACTTCCAGGTGGCACTTGCCACGGCTTGCACCGTCGACCGCATGGGTCCAGGGGGCGTGTCCACACTCGGGGTTCCAGCAGTAGCCGGGCCACCCGTCCTTCTTGCCGTCATGGTTGGCGAGCATGACCCCCGAGGAAGTCAGGGGCACCACCCTGCCGGTACCTCCGAAGCTCATCTTCTTGGCGAAGCTCTCCGCCTCAGCGACGGCACCGAAGGGGCCGAAGTTCAGGCCCTTGCTGCCGTCCGCCCAGGTGTGCACCATCACGAACAGGTCCCGCATCTGAAGCATGTCCCCGACCTCCTTGATCACAGCCTTGGCCAGTTGCTCCGGGCTGTCGAAGGTGGGGTCTTCGAGTATGTCGACCACCTTCTTGATCTCATGGGCTCGGGGGGTGATCCTCACGCCCTACCTCCTCTCTCGATGACCCGCACTCCCCAGCGCCGGGTGTTGACGTAGGCGATCATGTTCTGTGTCGCCGTCTTGCTTGGGCTGTACCAGTGGCCGCCTCGCTTGAAGAGGGGCGTGTCCCGCTTGTCCTGGATCACGATCTCGGTGCCGTCAGGCAGTTCGTCGAGCTCTCGGATCGTTCTGATGGTCACAGTATCACACGCTCACACTTGCACAAGTTCGGCGACGCCGTGCAGCTTGGCATGCAGGTCATCCACCGACCCGTCGTTGATCAGCACGTGATCGAAGGGCCAGTCGTCGAGCGCGGTCTCGCTGATGTGCGCCCGTCCGTACTTGTCCTTGGTCGGGCCGACGTTCGGCCTCTCCACCCGGATCATCACGCCACCTCGGTCGACGACGGCTTGCGCCTCGTTCGGGAAGCGCACGTCAGTCACGACCAGGCCCGGCGCATCATGGTGCGAGGCGAACAGGGCCTCCACCCACACGTCCTCGCCGAGCACGCGCCGGCCAGCCTCTGTGCCCGTGCGCTGGAGCAGGGAGCGAACCTCGGGGTACGTCGTCTTGGCGTAGTCCCACCCGGTCTGGTCGACCAGACCTCGCAGGCGCAGGCTCCCGGCACCGTAGTGCCCAGGGATCAACGGGTTCACCGCGTACAGGAACTCTCGCAGCTTGTCGGCGTAGGCCGCCTGCCTCCAGCCTCGTTCGACCAGGGCGTTCGCTGCTTCGTTCTTACCGGACCTCGCGTAGCCGCTCAGTCCGACGATCAGGTCGGTCACTTCCAGCTCACCTTCGCTTCGACTTCCTCCCACACACGCAGGCCCTGCACGTTGGTGCCGACGTAGTCCTTCACGTCCTGCCGGATCTGCGCTGCACCCTCCATGCCGAACGATCGCGTCCACTCGGCCGGGTCCTCGATGTCCACCGTGATGGTGATGGCAACCTTCACTGCTCGTTCTCCTCGGGGTAGGTGGGGAAGATCAGGGCCGCCGCCTCGGCGTGCCCGGCGTCAGTCAGTCGGTCGGCGCAGTCACGCTGTGCCGCACGTGCGATGTCCATCAGCTTGGCCACCGACTCCTCATACTCCTGGCCGTACTTGTCGTACGTCAGCTCGGAGATGGCGCTCTCTACTGTCGGCGCCCACCGCGGAACGCCATGGATGTACTCCCACCCGGTGCTCTGCCTGCTCAAGTCAGACAGTCTCGAAGTAGAAGGACTCGTTCAGGTCGCCCGCCTTGACGAGCTCACCATCCAGGCTCAGGAACTCACGGTCCTCGGTGATGGCGACCGAGTGGACTCGGGCCCGGCCTTCGATGAACGCGATGCCCAGGTCAGTGATCGACCACCTCTGCTCCTGCTCACGCTTGGCCAGCCCGAACCAGGCCAGCTTGGCGAACACCGCGTACTCCGCGTTGGTGAGGCTCAGGTCGTCACGCTTCAGGGCGTCGCCACCCTGGAGGTACAGCTTGCCGAGACCCGAGACCTCGTTCTACCGATGCGGCTGCGCTTCTGCACTGTCGTGCTCCTCTCACCGTGGCTGCCATCTTCAGGAGGTGGGCACCACCCCACCCCGACCTCCTCTCGGAGGTTTCGGCACACTTGCACAGTCAGGACGTCTCGCGGTACCCGTCGAAGCAGGAGATGTACGAGGTGTCGCCGACCTTCGCCCAGCACAGGCGGTGTCCGAACACGGTGCCCCAGTACTCACGGTGCGCGGCCTTGTTCTTCTTGGCCCACGCCTGGCGCTTGGCCGGGTCGTTCAGCTTCGGGTTCAGGTACGTCACGTTGCCAGCGCGGTCGACGTAGTACGAGTACCCCTTGCCGTTGCCCCGCTTGGCCGCGTCCCAGTAGCAGTTCGTGTCGTCTCCGTCCTCAGCGCACGCCTTGCTCGGGATGTGGAACACGGGCACGTACTTCACCTTGGCGGGCAGGGTCACGGGCTTGGCGTCCGAGGCGGAGGCCGGCGAGTTCCAGGTCAGCGAGCCCAGCAGGGCGAGGGCGAGGAACGTCAGGACGTATCGGGTTGCGGTCTTCATGGGGTGTCTCCTTCATGGTGACCTCTCCAGTGCGGGGAGGCTGCGGCTTGGGGGGAAGCTGGTACCGGTAGGCGGTCAGCTTGGGAATTTCGTGCGGCTCGGCGACGCCGTTCTCTACGGCCACGGCGTACACCTCGGCGAACTGGGCGACCGCCCGTTTGATGATCTCGCTGTAACTCAGGCCGGTCGGGGCGAGGGTCTTGATGTGGCGGGCCAGCTCCTCGTCGACCCGCGCACTCAACTGGCGAGGCATGTCGCTCACGTCAGGACCACCTCCTGGAGAATGTCCCCCTCCTCGGTGATCAGGCGGGCGTCGATCAGCCTGCTGCCCGTGTCCCAGTAGTGGCGGCCGAGCTTCCAGCACATCCCGCTCTTGATCAGCAGGGCGAACAGCTCCAGCGTCTCGGTGTCGTCGAGCTCGCCTGCCTCGTGGCTCATCAGGTCGATGACCAGGTCTCCCATGCGGCTCACTTGGAGCCCTCCTCGATCTCGGTAAGCAGCTTGCTCGCCAGGCGGAAGCCGATGAAGAAGAGCGCCAGGTCGGCGTGCCCTTCGAGCGTGTTGTTGGTGGGTGTACCGAACTCGGCGGTGTCCTCCTCGTAGGTGCGGAGGTCCACGAACTGGCGCCACTTCTCGACGGGGTCGGCACTCATGCCAGCCACGGCGGCGGTGTCCTGGATGGGTTCCCGGTAGTGGGTGACCGCGTCAGCGTGCTGGCCCCCCTCCTCCTTCACGTACTGCTCGACCAGCTCGACCACCTTGTCCCGTACGTGGGCGAGGAAATCGGCACCGTCACTCACGTGCGAGGCAGGCTCGGCGCACTCGGCCCGTCGGGCCAGGGCCGGGGGGTTGTAGTGGTTGATCCGCTCGATGATGTCCATCGGTCACACCTTCACAATGGTTGGCTCTTCAGGGAATGGAGGTCCGCTCCACCCGACCACCCCTCCGGGTGGTTTCGCCTTGATGTGGTCACAGTATCACTGCTGCGCAGGTTGCACAATGTCAGCCGTATCGGATCTCTCCCAGTGCCGCGAGCTGGATGATGACGTCCGCCGTACCGGCGTCGATGTGCGAGGCGTCGATGCCGTCCTTCTCGGTCCGGTCGATCCAGGACTGGACGATGTAGCCGTGGTACTCCTGGTTCACGAACTCCTGGGCGAGGTCGAGGAGTCTGGCGTACGCCACCCGCACCTGGTCCTTGCTCAGGTAGTGGACCGCCTCGACCTCGCGGTCACCCTCCAGCCCCAGCCAGGTGTCGTGCTCACCCTCGACGATGGTGTACGCCTTCCCCTCGGGCAGGCCGGCGAACTCCTCGTCGCTCGGCTCGATGGCCCAGTAGTTGATGCCACCCTCGGCGCCAATGTCGATGATGTCCTGGACGTTCTCGTCGGTCAGTGCTGCGAGGATCTTCTCGG